TTGTTTAAATCTATAGTAGAAATTCGGTTTTTCCAAACTAAAGGCAGATCTTCTAAAGTAAACTTATAATCAACCCCAGATTTATTGTATGCGTAATAATTAGGATTTTTAGGATTTATATTAATCCATCCTTCTTTATAATCATCATATCCATATCTAATTTTAATATCATTTTCAAAAAACCCAATTGGGATATCAATAGCAGGACATTGGTTATTATCTATTACAGGGTTAATATGTTGGTACCCATCAAAATGTCGACATATTTCTTTTAAGGGAGCAACAGTCTTATGGGTAGGAACAGGCTTTATTTCTGCTAATCCAATACCAAAATAATCAGGGCGAGGTAATTTAATATGGTTAAATTCGCCTTCAAACCACCAACTATAGTATAAATCCTTAGTTATGATCTGGATGCTATCAAAGTTAGTTGAGTCTACAGATGCATAATTGTCATGTATTTTATATGTGTGATGAGCCTGTGTGTTTGTTGGGTAGGGGTAAAGCCCTTGTCTTACAGTCCTAATAACCTCAGGCCAATGTGAAAATCCAACGGAGCATAATTTTTCATCTTTTATATCCTCAACTAGTGAAACTAGATATTCTTGAGATGAATCAAAAAATATATGATCATGGTTGCAATAAAACCAAATTAAATTATCGTCTAATAACTCATACGATTGCTTCCAATCATTTTGGCACTCATTTCTTTCCCACTCCAGAATTAAATTAAAATCTTTAAACTCAGTTTTAATAAAATCCTCTAATTCTTGTTGACGATGTTTGTATATGTCATCCAAAGATATTTTAAGTATAACCTTACTCCACGGATACGCAACTGCTAGACTTGCTAGTGAATATTTAAAAATATCAAAATTAGAAAATGATTTTAAATTTTCTCTATTATATGGTAAAGAAAATTTTGTTTTTTCCTCAGTAATTAATGTATTTACAAATAAAATCATAATAAATTTTCAATTAATTTAAAATATTTATTAAATTGTTCCTCGTTTTCCTCATGAAGTGGTAAGAGTGAAAATATTAAACTAGCTGTAATTAATTTTATTGTATCAAGATGTTGTGGTTGAAATTTTGATTCAAAATACTTTATTAGTTTTTGAGTGTAATGAGTATCTATTTCTACATTATTTAAAATGTAATCATACCCTAATAGTGATTGATAGATTTTAGCTAAGTCATAGTATAAATCTCCAAATATAGTTAATTCATCCCCAACCTTACCTCTCATATCTATAAACTTGATTCCGGTTTCTGTTTTAAAAATATTAGTAAAAACTGGGTCACCATGGGTGACACCTAAGTATCCTTGGTTGTTAGCTTCGTATTCTACTAATTTATCATTTATAGTTTTAAAAATATGTTCTGATAAAGGATATTTGTTGTAGATTTCTAGGTTATTAGTATAACGTGACACTAGTTTTTTAGAGTAATTAGCATATATGTCTATTGGTAAAGATTGTTTGCTAACACTAATATTTTGTAAAGCAGAAATTAATTCTGTAATATCATCCTCGGTTAAAGATTTATTTGTATAAAGATAAGAATAGTTAACTCCGTTTATATTTTCTAGAGTAATTTTATTATCTACTATATCTAACACTTTTGGAAAATATTTTTTAGCAGGCCCTGGGATGTTATTATACCAATATATCTCACCATCATTAGATGTGGTTTTAGTTACAGTATCGTTGGTATATTCAACTTTATTGAAACTTCTAGGTGGGGTATTAGTATTATATATTCCTACAGCTTTATCCAACGAAGAATTAGCATTTATAGCTAAGTCATCTATGTAAAAATTAGCATAAGGTTTACCAAAATGAATTTCATCATATGGGATATCAAACTTATCTAGCGATTCAAATGTTACTTTACCTATGTCTGCTACAATAGCACCAACATTACCCTTATGGGTTTTCATCCTACGAGCAGTGTAAATAATAATAGTATGACCTAGTGATTTTAGTAATTTTAGATAATCTATATTACGTTGTATAGGCAATACAGATGAATAATCACCAGGTATAGTAGGGTGGGTTACTAGGGTGTTATCTAGATCAAAGCATACTCTTAATTCAGACGCTTTATCTTTATTTTGGTTACAATATACTTTTAATTGTAATGGGGTTCCAACACAATGGAAGTCTTTAATTTCACTTCCTTGTATTGTACTTCCATCTACTATCATTTGGTTGTATATATAAGATATATACGGTTCTTTATCTAGATTTAAAACACTAGAACAATATTTTTTTAAGATTTCCCCACTTTCAAACCCATATGCCCCTGTGTTAGCATTGTCTGATATTTTATTTTTTTCCTTGATATCAGTTACATTGTTATCTTTAAGAGTAATGTATGAAAATATAGGTTCAGATGTTGTGTCATTAAAATAAAATACAACATTTTTATTATTACAAGATTTATACTTATTAATTATATCTTCATTATAAAAAGTATCACAATCTAATATTAATACATTTTCCTTTAATTCATCAGGTGTAAATGTCTCTAAACCTTTTAAAACAGTTTCAGATGCTCCTTTAGTTAAATAATCTAATGATATAAAAGATATATTTTTATTGGGGAACCAAAATTTAACTAATGTTTCAAAATTGAATCCTTTTAAATGATTATGATACACAATGTGAATCTTATCTGTGTTTTCAATTTTAAGATTATCTATGACTTTGTGAATCATAGGTTTTCCTAACACACTAATTAAAGGTTTAGGTGTATCATACCCCTCATCTTTAAATCGCTGTCCTATTCCTCCTATTGGAATGATAATGTTCATTTATTTACTTGTTGGTTAATCCACTCGTATGTTTTCTTTATACCTTCAATTAACGGCTGGGTTGGTTCCCATCCTACTTTTTCTTTAAATAATTTATTATCTGAGTTTCTTCCTCTAACACCTACTGGGCATTTAAAGCCATATTTAGCTTTGAATTCTTCACCAGCAATATTATTAATTTTAATACTTTTACCCGAAGTTTTTATAGCCATTTCAGCTAATTGGTTAATAGTAACCATTTCTTCAGAGCCAATGTTAACTGGGCCTAGAAATTCGTTTTGTCTCATAAAGCGAAGAACCATTTCAATACATTCATCAATATAAAGGAATGAACGTGTTTGTAATCCATCTCCCCATACTTCAATCTCTTCTCCATTTTCAGCTGCTTTACGACACATAGCCGCAGGTGCTTTTTCTTTACCTCCAGTCCAAGTACCTTGTGGTCCAAATATATTGTGGAAACGAGCTACTCGTACATTTAACTTATAATTGCGATTAAACGCTAAAAATAATCTTTCACTAAACAATTTTTCCCATCCATATTCTGAATCTGGGTTTGCTGGGTAAGCAGATGATTCTTCACAATTTGGGTTATCAGGGTCTAGTTGATTATGTTCTGGGTACATGCATGCTGAAGAACTATAAAATACTTGTTTAACTGATTTTTTAGTTGCTTCGTGTACTACATTTAGGTTAATTAGTGCTGAGTTATGCATTACATTAGCATCATTATTACCTGTGAATATATAGCCTGCTCCACCCATATCTGCTGCTAATTGGTATACTTCATCAAAAGAATTTATTTTATCATCTTCTGATGTTTGGTTTGGTGCAAACATTACTCTACTTACTAGCATCGGGTCTCTTAGATCACCTTGAATAAACTCATGGCACATTTCTGCTTCAGTAAAATACTCATGTTTTTTAATATCTACTACTCGTACCCAAAACCCTTCTTCTTTAAGGCGTTTAGCTAAATGTCCTCCAATAAAACCTCCTCCTCCAAGTACTAAGGCTGTTTTTTTAATATCTTGTTTTTTCATAATGTATTGTAAAAATTATTTTGTTTTTCTTGTCTTTCTATTGACTTAGGATGATATAACGCATACTCTTCCTCTTCAGGTAATGCAGCATATGTCTTGTACCCATCTAATACTTCATGTATTTTATTTATCCATTTAATATCAGAAGTATTTCGGAATATTCTCCATTGATAGTCAGGCCATTGTATCCATCCTTTGTCATTTTGTTTCCACCCCCACATTTGTAGATGCTGGGGGGTAAGCCCATCCACAGTATTTACTCTTGGGGTAAGAATTATATCTGCTTCTGATCCTAGTAGGATTTCGGGTAGTGCATTTATTAAGGTTTCGTTAGGTATTTCATCAGCATCAATTTGAAAAATGTAATCACCTGAGCACATTCTATTTAATTCATTTTTCCAATCGGCAAAATGTCCTTGAAATGTACTTTCTTTTAAGGTAATATAATCTTGAGAAGACCATATATATAGTTGATATAATAATTCTTGTGATGCTTTTGGTTTATCTAATAAAACACAAATTTCATCTTCGGGACGTTTGTGTTGATGAAGAAAATTAAACAAACGCTTAATTTCTTCCAACTCATTACAAACTGTGATTGCATAACTAATTTTCATAACCTAAAGATAATATTACTCGGGTAGCAGGCCAATGTAACTTAAAGCATCCATAAAATCTTTTTCTTCAAAATGTTGGAGTGTTTCCATATCCATTCTGTACTCATAAAATTTGCCTGGTTGTTTTGGGATTGGGAATTTATGTTTTTCTTCTTCAGTCACTGCTATTGCTTTTACGGCTGCCCATTTCCAGTTTGAAGCCTCACTACCATTAGCAAACACCATACCTTGTTTAGGTTCATTAATAACTTGTGGTAACCAAACTAATTTAGTCTCAGGATCAATCCAAGCTAATACTTTATATAACTCAGGAAGTATTTCCATTTGTTCATTATAAAATTTACTTCCCTCTGTCATAAGTGAGTTAGTCCAAAACCCACATGATAATGACATCCAATTTGTTATTTCAGGTGTGACCTGTGTTTCATAACACAAGTCACCTCCTGATTTAGGACAATTAATAATTTTATCCATTATTTTCTACTTTTTGTAATTTAGGTAATTCAATTTTCTTTAGTTTAGGAAGTTGCAATTGAACTTGTTTTGGGAACTCAGGAATATATTTAGTAAATAATTCATCTACTTTATCCTTCATTTGATCCCAGCTAAACTCAGTTTTACTTCTATGTGCTTGACGTTTTGCTCCATCAAGATATTTTTTATAATCTTCAAACACATCTTTAATAGATGTGCCTGCATGACCTAAATCTACTGAAAACCATTGTGACTCTTTTAGCAACCATTGATTAGCAGCACTTGGATGCACATCAGTTAATTTACCAGGTAATAAAGTAGTAAATTCTGGGTGTAAGAAATCAGTATGACCGCTCCAATTAGTAGTAATGATTGGTTTTTTTGTTAAGCTAAATTCTAATAATGGTCTACCAAATCCTTCACCTTTAGTTAAATTAACCATCGCTTTAATTTTAGAATGGTTATATAATTCATTCATTTCAGCATCTGTAAACTCACCATGTATTATGTAGATATTAGGTAAATCTTTGCTATTAATAGATTTTTTAATTAAACTAATTTTTCTTAAAATTTCATCTCGGTCTAGATATGAAGACCCCATTTGAGATGTTTTTAAAACTAATGCTGGCTTATCTTTTTTATTTTTAAATATTTCATAAAACATTTTAACTAATAAGCCAACATTTTTTCTGTCTTCACCTAAATCACCATTAATCCAGTGACCAACAAATAAGAATGCAAATTTTTCTTTAATGTTGCTTAACTCAGGGAATGAATCAACATTATCAAGTGATTTATACACATTAATATCTGCTCCTTCAAATGCTACCTCAATTGGTCTTTCAACTTTTGCTTCACCCAATGATTGATTGGTGCGTTGATCTACTTTTTGTAAAACAGTACTAATAAATACTTTTTTAGAATGCTCAGAAGAAGTTAATACTAAATCCATTCTATTACATCCTTCAATCCAATCTCCAGGTGCTACAGTGGTTTCAATTCCGGCTGTTACTCCAATATTGTATTTTCCTACAGGTTGGAATTCACTTGGGATAGTAATCTGCATCCATACCTCAGGTTGTTTAGGCAGTTGAGGTTGATTCCAGATGTGTTGGCTTAGGAATCCCCATTCTGGGTTATCGTTGATAAAATTCCAAGGTGTATTACCCCACATTTGTGGGATAACTTTAACATCATATTTGTCTGTAGCGATGATTGCTTTAACTAGATCTCGAGATCGTGCTCCATATCCTGAATAAGTATCAATAGGACATGATATAAAAAATAACGGTTTGCTCATATAACTTTTTATTAATAAACTAATTTATGTGGTACTACTTTGTCTTGAGTTTCATTTGCGTTTACAAATTCATATTTTTCTCTTGGTTTCCAAGTTTTAAACAATTTATCTAATGTTTTAACAACATTTTGACCCATCTTTTCACCTGTAAACCCAGCTTCATCTGATAAAGCCCATTCACGTCCTTTTAATCCTCGTGCTTGTCTCTCTTCTTTAGATAAATTATAAACGGCTTTAATTTGCTCAGCTGCGTCTTCAGCATTGCATCTATCATCCCAAATATAAGGTGTTAGTGGAGAACCTTGAATTGATCTGTTAGTTGGGTATACTGGGAATGCCCATTCACCATGCTCTTTAATTGTTCCATTATGGTTTGAAGGGAAATCGGCACTAAAATCAATCCATTTACCTTTTTTGCTAAAACGCATTTGGTCTTGCATCCCACCAGTTACATTCGCAATAATTGGGTTACCTGCTAGAATAGCTTCAGTTAAACTTAATCCCCATCCTTCATTATTAGTTAATAAGATCTGAACATCAGAACTATTATATAATAAGTTCATTCCCTTAGGGTCTAATACTTGGTTAGAGAAAATAATATTATATTTAGAATCACTTCCAAACAACATTTCTCTTACTGCTTCTAGATCAGTACCATTTTCATCTACTACTTGAGTATGTAATACAAAAGCACATTTTCTTGCTTGTTCATCAGTTAATGAATCAACAAATAAACGATATGCTAACATTGTATCAGGAATTTGTTTACGACGAATATTTCTAGAGTTAAAGAACATAACAAAGTCAAATTCTTTACCTTTAAATAAATTCTTTTTAAACTCAACTAATTCTTTATCATTTTTACCAAGTGGTTTAAATGTTTCTTCATTTAATCCATGAGGAACATATTGAATGATTTTACCTTTAGCTTTATCCCCCAATACTAATTCATTAATGTTTTTAGTTTGTTTTGAAATAGCTAGTAAGGCATCACATGACTCATAATATCCTTTGTTGTACATTGGAGCTGGGTAGTCATCCCAAATATTAAGATAAATAATAGGCATTTTCTTTCTAATCTCATTCTCAATTTGGAATAACCAAATAAAGTATCTTGGATCAGTAATTAAGAAAATAGCATCTGGTTTTTCCATATTAATCAGTTGTCTAATTAAATTAGCATCTCCATATCCATTAGTAGGATATAAAATAACTGAAGCATCTGTTAAGCCTGTATTAGTGTTAGAATCTTCACTTAGATCTAAACGTTTACCTGCTTCGGGGTGGTTAATAGCACCTCCTATGTTTACCCAATTAAAATGTTGGGCTGTGTTTAATACTAATTCTCGAGCAATAGTTGCTACACCTGAGTGTACTCTAATGTCATCACAGATTAGTAAAATTTTCTTCCTATCATTCTGAGGAAGGTAAGCAAAACTTGAATTCATATAACTTTTATCGGTTTAAATTATTGTGATTGTGAATATTTTTACGAAATTCTTCATCTGTAAGATACAAATGAACTGTGCGATCTACAAGCTTCTGTAAAGAGAACTTATGTTTTACACAACTCATTTTAAAGTCTTCAAATAACTCGCTTTGTACTTTAACACTAGTTAGTGTCATTTCTTTTTTACTCATAGCTTTTATTTATTGTTAACGTATATAAATATATATGAGATAATTACTTGTTACAAAGATCTTTTTTATCATTATAAGGGCACCACTGACAGTTTTTGTTTGGTTGAATAGGGTGGTCTGTGTCTTTATATGTACCATCCATGTTAAAACACTGCTCAATAAAATTATTAATTGCTGTAGTGGCTTTTTTCATTTTAATTTTTCCACTAGGGGGAGAAAATTCTTGGATACGGCTTTGAGGGAATTCACTTTCTTCCCATATCTTTCTTTTTAATATAAGAAAATCAACTTCAATCTGGTCTTCAGGTATGTTAAATATTTCACTAAAATATTTTTTATATAATATAAGTTGGAATTGTTTACCTTCGTCTTTCTTAGTGGCATCATTCCATCCGCGAGTTGATGTTTTAAAGTCGATAATTTTGAATACATTAGTAGGTTCGTGGTACATTACCAAGTCAAGATATCCTTTATATAACACGTTTTTAAACGCAGAATTTGGAGTAAGAACTATTGGTAATTCAACCTTAACTAAATGCCATCCTTTTTTACTAAAATACTGTCCTCGTTTCTTTTTAAATTGATTAAGTATGTTTAATCCATCTTCATAAAACTCTCTCATTTCGACCGCACCACTAAAGTGAGTACTTTTGTTCTTCTTATACTCGTCTAAATATACTTTACGAAATGTTTCCTCAAACTGTTCCTCAATATCTACTCTATCAGCTGCAGCAGCACTTTCTTCATACATCACTGTTAAATGACTTTGAAGTACCTCGTGCATTGCTGTCCCAAACACAGTATGAATTGTAGGTTGATATTCTTGTAATCCGTCTTTATACTGTAATTCCCATTTATGAGGGCATTCGTTGTATATAGAGAATTGGCTATAAGAAATTGTTTTATGGAAAGCATAGTTAATTTCTGGAAGGGTATGATTCCTAATAGCCTTAACTATTGCTGGTATTTTTGTGCTCAAAATTTATTGTTGTTCTTCTTGGAGGACCTGCCATTTAATTTTTTCTAGATACAATATTGCATCCATATGCTCTTGTTTAGCATGTTCAATCCAATCTACTAAAGATAGATCGGTTCTATCTAAATCAGTACCATACTTTTCTTTACCTTTAACACTTCGTTCTTCGAACTGTTTAATTATTGACGTAACTATACTATCCATTTTTTAATAACTTTTTTTGTTCTTTCTCTTCAATACCTAATTTAGTAAGGATACTTTTTACACCTGTCTCTCTTAATATATCAATATACTCTTCAGCTTCACCTAGTGAACATTCGTAATAGCTAGCAACATGTTTTAGCAATGATTCTTGCTTTTTCTTTTTAGAGGATTTGATGTATTTGTGAAACATATTCTTTTTAGGTATCATATATAAATATATATTGTATATTTTTTGTTTATCTGAATATGGAAAAGTTTGCACTAAATTCACGAACTCTATGTACTCAGGGTTCATACTGAGGAGGCGATGCATCATATATGGGTTAAATGATGCTCTTTCCTCCTCAGTAAATGATTCCCATTTTGATTTGTTAGAAGTAATCTCCTTTAACCAATCAAATATTGTCATACTCTTCTCTAACTTCTTTAGGTAACATTTCTACTAATACTTTTCCTGTTACTACATCATAGAAACATGGAATAGGCATAATAGCATCTTCTGTTGACCCAGTCAAAAATTTAGATACTTTACGTAAAATTACTCCCTCAGCAAATACATGATTTCCATCTGGTGAAGTAATTGGTTGTGTTTGCTTAAAGTCTACATTGACATTAAGCTGTTGTTGTTTTGATTCACTCATAACTTTATTTATTTATTTATTGTTTTTAAAATTGAGGCTAATAAAGCCATTACATTGATTTCCTTATCGATTCTGAAGTTAGCATGGTACATATAATTTTCTATATCAATAATAATCATAGTTTTGGCTAGATCATTATTTCCATATTCATCTAGAGTATCGTATAGAAATCTATAAACATCTTCAAAATCATCCAAATTACTATCGGCAAGTATTTGTCTAATGTTTTTAAAACTATCTTTAGATGGTGATTTAAGTTCTTTTAACAACCCATCTTTATAACCACCTGTTAAAACAGTATTATCTATCTTAAGAGTACTATCAACAGTGTTTACTTGACAAGTATTAAGTATTTTTCTGACGTCTGGGTAATGCTTATTAACTATTAGGACTAAATCCTCTAATTCATAATTAATTTCTTCTTTATCTAAGATACCAGCAATGTGTTTTGCTACTTCTTTTTTAGATGGGGGTGTAATTTTTAATACTTGACAACGTGATTGAAGTGGGTCAATAATACGCTCAAGATAATTACACGTTAGGATAAATCTGGTAGTGCGAGAATATGTCTCGATAATGTTTCGAAGTGATGCTTGTGCTTGTATAGTTAAGAAATCAGCTTCATCTAAGATAATAATCTTAATTGGTTTGAATGAAGCACTAGATGCAAAACCTTGAACTTTATCTCTAATAGTATCAATACCTCTCTCGTCTGATGCATTAATATAGAGGAAATCACAATTAAAGTTGTTTACAATTAATTTAGCTAATGTTGTTTTACCTGTTCCAGGTGTACCATACAGTAGTAGATTTTGTACATCGTTTTTTTCAATGTATTGGGCAACAATAGATTTTAGTTGCTCATTACCAATATAATCTTCTAATGTTTTAGACCTATATTTTTCTACAAATAAACTATTTTCTTTCATACTATAAAGATAATAAAAAATGGCCCGAAGGCCAAATTTTATTTAATAATCATCATACATGTTAAATTTCTTTGGTGGTGGAGGTGGGGGTGGTGAGGCTTTCTCAACTACTACACTATCAATAGCATATAATTTACCTTTCATAGGTGATAATCTAAAGTCACATGATAGTCCTCCAGCTTCTTCAAAATAACCTTCTAGTGCTTCAGTTAATGATTTATACACATGATTAGGATCACTTAGCAATACCCACTGGTCTCCAGGTGGGTATCGCTCAGCGATCAATACTAATTCTTCTTTTAATTCTTTTTCCATATAAATCCGTTTGAGCTTTTTGTTTTACCTAACATACAATTATTTATTCCTTGGTAATTTATGTTTAAAGTAATAGCTGCTTCTTTTTGTGATTCCCATTTTTTAATAAAATTGCCTTTTAAATCATATTGAAAAACAGGAACACGTTTACTTAAATTAGGTTTACCTTTTTTAGCTTTACTTATATTTAAGCTATGTTTTTTACTTTTCTTTTTTCCAGTTAATGATTTACTTACTTTAGAATTTCTACTTTTAGTATATATCTTATCACTCCATTTAATAGTGTCACGACCTTTTAAAGCTTTAGATATTTTATCTTTAGTTGATTGTTCTAAATATCCTCCTGCTTCTTCATCTAATCTACAATTTAAACCTTCTTTAACTGTATTAAAATATATTTTCCAGTATTTTTCTCTTTGACCTAGTACTTCTATTTCACACTCTTCTAATACTTCAAAAATATGATTTTCCCATCCGTATTTTTTTAATGAATTGAAAATAGCAGGTTGGGTTTTACAATCATAATTTTTATAGTGAGATTTTCTATTCTCTATATTAATGCTTTGACCAATGTAAATCTTACCTGTTGGATTTGTTATTTTATAGATTCCTACCATTTATTATAAATATGCCCACCTCTCGCGAGGCAGGCATAATATAATTAAATATTAGAACATACCATTCATCATGTTATCTTCTTCTTTTTTATCTTCGGGTTTATCAACTACAACCGCTTCAGTTAACAATATAGTTGAAGCTACTGATGCTGCGTTCTGAATAGCACATCTCGTAACCTTGGTGGGGTCGATGATTCCAGCGTCTTTCATATTAACAAATTTCTCAGTTAATAGATTATATCCTTTCCAATTATCACTTCCACCTAACTTATTAATCAAATAATAAGCTTCTTGTTCTGTAGAACCAGCGTTAGTAAGAATTTTCATGAATGGAGCACCACATGCTGTGTAAACGATCTGCCCACCTACTGATTTGCGGTTTTTAATTGCTTCACGAGCATATAATAAAGCAGCTCCACCTCCAGGTACAATACCTTCCTCGATTGCGGCTTTAGTTGCTTGAAGCGCATCATCAACTCGGTCTTTCTTTTCTTTAACCTCAGTTTCAGTATTTCCACCTACGTGAACAATTGCTACTCCTCCGACAAACTTCGCGAGTCTTTCTTGTAGTTTTTCTTGTTCGAAAGGTGTTTTTGCTTTTTCGATTTGGAGCTGTAACTCTTCAATACGTGCTTGTATTCGTTCAGATTCTCCTCTTCCGTCAACGATTGTTGTTTCATCTTTTGTAATTGTAACTAATCGGGCTTCACCAAACCATTTTGAATCAAAACGATCTAATTTCATACCCTTGTCAGTACTAAATACCTCACCTCCTGTTAAAATTGCAATATCATCTAAAATAAGTTTTCTACGATCACCAAAGTCAGGAGCTTTAACTGCTGCTACTTTAATTGTACCTCTCATTTTATTAACAATAAGTGTTGCTAATGCTTCACCTTCAATGTCTTCTGCAATGATAAGCAATGATTTACCTTGTGATGAAACACTTTCTAATAATGGTAACAATTCTTTGATACTTGAAAAACGCTTATCAGCAATTAAGATCATAGCATTTTCAAGTGTACAACTCATTGTATTGTTATCTGTAACAAAGTAATGAGATTTATAACCACGATCAAACTGCATACCTTCTACTGTTTCAAGATATGTTTCACCTGATTTAGATTCTTCAATATAAACTACTCCTTCACGGCCTACTTTGTTCATTGCTGTTGCAATCAATTCTCCTACTTCAGGATCATTATTACCTGAGATAGTGGCTACTTGTTTCAGTTGGTCTTCAGAGCTAATGTCTTGTGAAATACCTTTACGTAATTCTGTAACTACATCTTTAACTGCGGCATCAATATCACGCTTGATAGATACTGCATTTACTCCATTATTTAAGTGCACTAAGCCGGCTTTAACCATTTCTTGTGCTAACAATGTAGATGTAGTTGTACCATCACCTGCTCCTTCAGCTGTCTTAATAGCTGCTTGTTTTACAAGTTGTACACCTAACTCTTCAATTGGATCTTCAAGTGAAATGTTTTTAGCTACTGTTACACCATCTTTTGTTGATTGAGGATAACCATTTTGATTTGCTATAACCACATTACGACCATTTGGACCTAATGTAGACGTAACTGCGTTTGCTAGTTTGTCAATACCAGTTACGAGTTTTTTCCTTGCTTCAGGACCGAATTCGATAATTTTACTCATATTATTGTTCTGTTGTTTTAATAATTGCTAATACTTGATTTTCAGGGCATACCCAATACTCTTGTCCTTCCAATTCAATTTTGTTTGGACCCATACTTGGTAACATTACTTCCATTCCTACTTCTAATACAGTAGGAA